ACTGGTGGTAAAATTATTTCCATTACCTGAACTATCTGTGCCTAACGAACTTGCATCAGCACCTTTAATATAAAATCCATTTGTACCATAACTACCACTATATTCTTTAGGTATCCAGATTCCAGAATCATTAAATTCACCGAAAAATTCTGGTCCATAACCATACCCATCTAAATAATGTATTTCTGCCATATAGCCATCAAAGTAATTACTAATATTACCCATATTATTATAAGCTAATGCTCCAATTAAATGCTGTTCACCATTATTAAAATTTGTATCTAAGTTCTGTGAGCAGGAAAAAGAACCTCCCTCATTATTATCAAAATTCGTTTCTCTTTCTCCATTAATATATAATCTCAATCTTTCTGATTCCAATGCATTAGCAGTATCTATAACCAAAACAAGGTGATACCATGCCGAGACATCCCTTAGTTTTCTTAAAGATTTAAAATTACATAAATTATTACCACTAGAATCAACTTGAATATGTGTGAAATGGCCATCTGAAATATAAATTCTGTTATTCAAACGGCCACTTGCATTACTTGTGTCTGTTCCAAAAATACCATATGTACTAGCATTTCCTAATTTTAACCAAAGAGACAAAGTTATTAATCTTCTATTTCCAGAAGATAGTACTCTTTGCATATAGGCACTATCATCATCATTAAAACGAATTGACTGCTCAATGGGATATGCTGGTCCTGTTGATGCTTGACGGTTACCTCCAATAATTAAAGGCATTTAAAAGTCCTCCAGCTTTGGAAACTCCCCTAAAGGTCTGGTCATAACAGGTTTAGATTCTGTGCCTGTATTTGAGTATGTATATAAAATTTCTAAAACTCTAACATCTTTTGTTGCTTTTATTCTTGTGACCATATCGTTTGATTTTGCTCGCACCGCAGTTCTGAATTTAGAAATATTGTCAGGCACCGAATAATCAGAAACTTCACTTGCTTTAATCGCCATCCAATCTGAAGGCTTTAAAATATCAAAAGCTTGTTTATTAACTTCATTTACTTTTTGTGTTTTTAAACCTTCAATAACTACACCATCAACTGTTTTATCCTCCATTTCTTTATCAACTGCAGAAGACCATACTTTTTTTACTATTTTATTTGTGGCATCAAATGTATGTGTTTGTCCTTTATTAATATAAAAAACTGGATCTTTATAATTAGAATTATCTTCTTGAACAGGATATAGTCCAATAGCTGCTTTTTCTGCATCACTCCAACTTTTAAAAATATTAGCAGGATGTTTTATATCATTATGCTCAAAAGCTTGATTACCGCTAAAAACTCTTATGACCTGATCTGCTTTAACTAATGCCCACATAAAAACTCCTAACTTAATGTTAATGCAAGGTTTCTTCCAACCTCAACAAATTTTGCACCATTATAATAAAACACAAAAAAATCTCCCTTACTTGCGGTTGTGGTCAAAGTGGGAGCTGTATCGGATGCAAATTCATAATTTGATGCAAATGACAAAGTCCTTGAACCTGTACCATCTTGAACTATAAGTAAGCTTACAAATTGTCCTGTAACACCATTAGTGGCATTATTTAATGTTCTATTGCCTGCTAAAGTTACTTTCGCAACAGGTTGAGATTGAACATCCCAATCAATGTTTGTTCCGTCCGTTAAGGTTTGTTCTGGAATATAGGCCGCATCGTTAAATTTAAATCTTCCTGTACCTTTTGCAGTAAAAGCTAAACCTACATTTGTATCACCTCCTGATACTGCTAATCCTACGTCATTACCGGTAGCTGCATTTGTGATCTCTAGTTCATTAACAGCACTACCCGTTTCCTGAAAAATTATCTGTTCGTTTCCATTTGAATCAGCAATAAAACCTGCATCGGCAATTCTAGGTTTCGTTAGTGTTACAGCACTAACTGTGCCTCCTGCAATCGTTGCAGAATTAGCTATACTACCAGTTGTAGTAGCTCCATTTATTGTTGGACTTGTTAATGTTTTATTGGTAAGTGTGTCTGTTGAAGATGTGTTAACAATTCCTGTATCTACGATGTTTGTCCCGTCCGCAAATAAAACTCTAACTGATTTGTCTGCTGCTACAAAAGTATAACCAGTTCCACTTGCAGTTTTAAATTGCACGGTATGTGCCCCTGATGTACCATTGGACACAATATAAAATTTTTCTATACTATCAGGAACCGTTACAATCCTATTACCAGAAATAGTGCCTGTAAGTTTTAAAACCATGTTACGTGCATTAGAAGCTGCACCATCTGACATAGTTAATGCTGTTGTACCTGCACCACCCGCTATAGATACTTCTTCATAACCGCCAACTGCTTGTTCTACTAATTGTAAATTTGTATTGGTCTTTGTACCCCATGTTCCTGCATTTTCACCAGTAGCTTGAAGCTCTAATTTTAAACTTGTTGAGAATGTTGATGCCATTATATGTTCCTTTAATTCGTATTATAAATCATTTATGCTGCTCTATCAACCTCAGTCCATGTAACTGATGTACCTAAATTGACTTCTTCCCAATTTATTAAATTAATACTACCTAAAGATGAAGTTATATCAAACCCGGTAAGTGTTAATTCAACATCTGCAAATGTACTAAAACCTGTACCTATAGACAAGGTTTGAGACAATCCACTTGGACTTTCAATACTTGTATTACTAAAGGTAATACTACCAAAACCTAAAGTGGAACTCAATCCAGTTTGAGTTATGCTTACATCTGTAAAACTTGTAATTGAACCTAAAGATAGGGCTGAAGATAAACCTGAAACTTCAACAATATTGGTTTGTGTAAAACCCCCTAAAGCTGTAGTCGCATTTAGACCTGAAAGTTCAATAATTTGGTCACCTTGCTGACCCCAAAGACCTTCACTCCAGGTTAATTGTCCCCATCCATTGGACATATTTCAACCTATGTAACTCTTAATATGGCCGCACTTGCTGTAAATGCAGGAAACTGTATTGTAAATGTTCCTGACGTTGCAGTTTTATCAGAACCAAAATCTAATACACATACTGCAGGATCACCCGTAGCTGTGTCGTTGTAAATTAAAGCACCTCTTGCAGTTAATGTAACCCCAGTAAATGATCGATCTGCAAAATCTACAATTGCCGTGTTTGTAGACAATGAAGTGCCGCCATTTGTCAAAGCACCTCCACCACTTGCATATTGACCTGATGCAGATACTTGATTGTCTGAAGTAAAACTAGTTGTAGATTTACCTAAAGTAGCACTACTCGTATATAAAGATAATTTAAAACTATTACCTCCAGATTGTTTAAAATTATGTGTTCCTTCAAAAAGTTCTTTTTTAAAAGAATTACAAATTACACTCGTTGTTATTGCCATAATATCTCCTTCGTTTAAGGGGAAGCCGATTTCAATGGAACTCTTAAAACGCCATCCTCATATTGTCCTCGTCTTCTATTTCCCATTTGTTGTTGCATAAACCCTTGAGTGCTTTCATTATACTTGTCTAAATACAACTTGTACATATCCATAGGTCCTTTTAAATAAGAGAAACATTCTGCTAACACTCCGTAAAGTAATAATTGATCTTGATTGGTAGATAAAAAAGTTGAGTTTGTAGATGTAAAGTGAGGAGGATCAATAATATAATTTATTTGTATAGTATAGGCAGAATTTGGAGTGGGTGCCAATACAATATTTTGATCATCCCAATTTGCATAATATTTTGGTACGCCTGTAGACTCACCTGGATTAAACTCTGATATAAAGCTGGTATCTCTTTTTTCTAAAAAATCTCTTACTCCAGAATTGGTGACCTGAACAGATCTTAAATACACTAAGTCCGAAGGCATACTTAAATATCTTTGTGATGCAATAGTAGACGTTGTAGCATATTTACGTAAATCGTCATAATCAACCTTACTTGCTAAATCTAATTCTACATTTCTAATAAATTCATCAAGTAAAGTGTCTGTTAAAACATTACTGTCTACTTCAGTATAATTTCGTACTTGTGTTAAAAAACTTGAATGTGTAATTGCCATAATTTACCCTGTAATATTAATCTGACCACCCATTGCTGAATGAACAGAACAATAATAATATAATGTACTAGGAGCATCTGCTGCAACTGTAATTTGTGTATATCCATCTGACCCTGCAGTTCCAAAAGTTGTTACACCTGTAGTATATTCACTCCCTCCACCATGTGTGCCATTACTCGTAGTGCTTAACCTTAGTGGATGACCACTATTTGAACTATCTGATTGAGAGAAACGATAAGTGGATCCTCTTGTAAAATTTAAAGTTGCCTGTTGTACACCATCAATTACATATTTATTACCACTGTCTGTGCTTACAACTGTTACTGCAAAAACTGTAACGCCAACTGCATCTCCTACCACAGATACAGAACCAATAGAAACAGAAAGATTTCTCTTTCTATTTTCTTCATCCGGTGTGCGTGGAGGAACTAAACTGTTTGGATCAGGTGAAAAAAAAGCGTTTGCATCTAAATCGACAATAGTAGGAGAGGTGTGTTGAGGTCTTGCATTTGATAAAGCGATGGCATCTGCTTTTATGTGTTTTCTTCTTATCTGTGGATGTTTGCCTTCGTATTCAGATTTATGAACAAATGAACCATTCCATTCTTTAACCATTTCATTATAAGGAAATTGCATTCCGGAACGATCTGATATAGCTTTTGCATATTTACCTCTTGCATAGGCCATTAAAATACCCCTTTAAATTTTGTACCTCTTATTGCAGCTTTTCCACCAAGACTAAATTTTTTACTTTTTATTTTTTTTATATCCTCTTTAAGACCTCCGTCTTTTGCCATACCAAGTTGTTGATAGATATTTTGGCTAGTTAGTGTAGGCGCAGTATAAGTTGGTGCAAAAGAACTAGCTCTTTGTCTTTTTTGCAGTCTTGCTATTTCACTAGCTCTTCTATCAAACTCAGGATCACCTGCTTTTTGAGCTCTTGTTGTTGTTACATTATATGTTTGATTACCTGTTCTTCTATATTGTGCTCCGTAATTTTGAGGATTGTTTCTTGGATCACCTGATTGAACTGCAAAAAATCTATCTCCATATGAACCTGTTTGTTCTGTGGCTCCTTTAGGTAATTCATAAACAGTTTTAGGAGGTGGTGCTTGTTGATAAGGTCTAGGAGCTACAGTCATCTGATATACAGGTCTTGTTTTTTTTTGTGTTTCATCAATAGTTAGTTTAGACATTTCGTCTTGTAATTTTTTTATGTCTGGTGAAAAATCTCTATAAAAACCTGTTTTTTTTGTAGTAGGTTCAGAAGTCGCAAACCTATACTGTGGTCTAAATTTTTTAGTTTTTAGATCTGCTCTAATTTTTTCAAACTGAGCATCGGAGGGTTTTGCAAATTGTTTTTCTATAGAGCTAATATATGCAGTTCGTTCTGCTTTTGGCATATTTTGTGTGGCTGCGAATTGCATATTAGCCCTTTTATCAAAGGTAGTTTTTTCTGCATCAGTTAATCTTTGTCGATAATTTTTAATAGTTGATGCTAATTCTGGACGAGTTTTTTCTAAAGGTGTTAAATAACCTCCATTTGACATTTTTTTAAATCTCATATTTCTCATTTAAACTCCTTGTGGAAAATAAGTTTGTGGGGTTATATATACAGATGTTCTTTGTCCATCTTCATTTAAAGCCCTGGATAACTCATCTTCATAAATTAATTTATTTTGTTGTACTACTTGTGGATTATACTTCATTGATAGGTAATATGCCAGACCCGCTACCATACATGGAATAAAACGAAAAACAACATCTCCTTGATTTGTATAAGCACCCGCATCTTCTATTCTCTTTAGGTAATAAAATTTCAAATATGTATAGGTTGAGGCATCAGGAGTTTGATATAGAGTTATCGTAGGTGTTGTTTGTCTATCCACATAATATTGTGAAGGCTGACCTGTTGAACCTTTATTAGGTAATGCTGCATATTCACTTCGGCTAATCTTCGTCAAACTCACATCGTTGGTAGACGATGTTGTGCCAGTAGTTGTGCTTATGTAAGCTTCTAGAATATCGTTGGCGTTTGTCGGTGCTGTGTATGTCTGAGTTCCCGCTGTTAGTAATTGCTCTTGGAGGGCGACCTTCCATAAATGAACACCTCGGTTTCCCCATTCGCTGAAAAGAATATTTAAACTTCGCCTTGCCGATTTTAAATCATACCCCGAATTTGTTCTTGCATTACAACGTTCATAAGCTTCTTGGATTATATCGTCTATATCTAAATCGAACGTAGTTGTTCCTGAAGTTGCCATAATTCATCCTAATATATTGGTGTTTTGTTTTTAAATCCTTTGATAGCCATACCGCCAATACTTTTTTTATTCTGTTTCTTTTCTTGTAAACTTTTTTTTCTCGCTTTGTAACCTTGATAGGCTTCGTAACCATAAGCACCTAAACCTAAAATAGCTGCAGGTATACCAATTTTTGGAAATGCTCTAGCTGCTCGTAAAGTCAATGAGGGTTTACTAGGTTTTTTTGGTTTGAATTCATCTGCATATGTTTTTGGGTCTACATTTTTTAAAATATCTTTACCTTTTTTTCCTTGTAAAGCTGTTTTATCTTTTTGTAATGTAACAGCTCTGTCAAACTTTTCTGTTTTCGTTCCTTTTATTTTAGATATTTCTTTTTCAGCATCTTTAAAAAATTTGTCTCTACCCTTTTCATACTGTTGTTGTAGTTTTTTTTCTTTGAATTTTCTGTAAGGAACTAATTCACCGTTTGCTGCAAGAATCATTGCACCAGCTTTTGCGCCCATGGCTTCTTCAATTGCCATGCCTCTTTTTCTTTCATAACCAGATAATTTACCATCTTTGTTTAAATCTGCTTTTTTTGGATTTTTTAATTCTTTTTTCATAATTACAGTATACCTTTATAATAAGTTTCAATCAACATGCCCTTACTTGCAAAGGTTTTTACATTCGTTGGTTTACCGCCAACTCCTTGAGCTTTTGCTCTTTTACGTTTTACCGCACTTTTTCTTTGCGATTCAGACATTCTTCGTGCTTTAGCCAAAGGCACACATTTAGGATATTTTCTTTTTTGATCTGCTTTTAATTTACTACGACCACATTTAGCATAAGATCCATCTTTTTTCTTTGAGCCAATATCTACCCATTTTTGTGCGAACCATTTTTTTAAGCCACTCTTAGCCATTATTTTAATAAATCTTTGTAATAAGCAGATGCAGAGGGATTACTTAATGTATCACCATCAACATCGACAGATACTGGTGAACCCATAACACTGTGACCACCAACATTAAATCCTTTAGGGTTTTCTTGTTTATATTTCTTTTCAAGAGTTTTGTATTTATCTAAAAGTGCGTCTCTACCAGACTTACCTAACTTCTTAGCTTTTTTAGAAGCAATATCTATATCTGATTTAGTAAAACGACCACCTTCTTCTCTTGCTTTCATAAGCATATCTCTTGTTTTTTTTATGTCTTTTCTTTTTACTCTTTCTTTTTCTATTTCAGTCATCATACCCTCTTTTGCAGGTTTAGGGCCTTTAAAATCTTTTCGTTTTACACCACTTGGATCTTTAATTTTACCCGCACAAATTTTTGATGCATAGGCATTTGCGTACGCTGAAGGATAAACCTTAAATTTTCTTTTTGCAGCAGCCTTACCTCTTGGACATAATTTGGTCATTTGAAACTCCTTATAATATCTATCTTATGTTCATTTGCAGATACAATATCTACTTGTTTATCTATTTCATCTATAATATTAGGATGTTCTCCTATTCCTACAGAGTTTTCTAAATAAATTTTAATCGTTGCATTAGCTTT